GTTTCTACTGAAAGTTCACCATCTGTTCCTACAAGATGATATTTGCATCCTGTAATCACTTCATCTTGAGCAAAGACTTCTAATATTTTCCATTGATAATTCATATTTATCCTATTAATGCTGTTACTTCAGCTTGTGTTAGTCCTAATGCTGTTAGTTTAGCTAGTGCAGAAGCCTTTGCAGCTATGGCATCTTGTGCATCAGCTTCAGCCTGTGCTGTAACTGTGGCTAAATCGTAAGATACTTCATTGCCGTCTGCATCATAAGCAAAATCACCTACTGTACGAACTACATTAGGATATAGTTTATAAATTACGCTAATTTGCTCTTGGGTTATCATGCGGCAATTTCCATTAAAGTAATTGTTGAAGTAACGCCTTGGCTTTGCACAGTAACAGATGCCACATTTGCCACATTCATAAATTGAGTTTTATATGTTAATGCGGAAGTTGTTGCTGGTGAATCTAAATAAGATGAAGAAAGTGAGCCAACAATATTTCTTAAAGTGGAGTTTGTATATGCTGTATATCCACCCAATCTAATTAAATTAGAACCATTTTTAAGTATCCATAAATCAATAGCATTGCCAGCATTTGATGAATCTTTATCTAAACCACATTGATTTACACAAATTAAAATTTTGCTTGTAGAAAATAAAGGAGTTATGGTTGCAGTTAATCCAGTATCAGCAAGTGTGCTTGTTGAATTGCTTGTTTGCGTTGAATAAGTAGCATTAACCACTTGCAACACTTTACTAGGTGCAGCTTGTGGATTAGTACCATTAGGGAATGTGACTCCTTGCGAGCCATCGAGGACAATCGACATTATGCTGTTCCTTGTGTATCTGCTGGCTGGGCAACATTGCCTTCGCTAACCCATTTTAGATATTCTTGGTAGTCTGTATTGGCTGAGTCAAAAGGGATGGTTGCGTTATCGCTTAAGCGAATTACGCTGTTATTTTCTATAGGTTTTCCATCAAGCCCTAATTGAGTAATTGGTAATTTATACATTTTATAGTTCCGCAGTAGCAGTTAATGCAATGTTTCCTGATGTACCAGCAGCAAAAAAGTTTCCTCCTGCGCTCCACCATGAATCTGAGGCAGTTGAATAAATTGTTGCGCTACTACCATTATACGAACCAGTAGCCAAACCGACAGTAGGTGAAGCTCTTTTAGTAACCTTATAACTCCATTGATAAAAGTTATATATTCCAGCAGTAGTTGCTGTGGTTGAAACTGCTGTTTGTCCTAATCCAGTATAAATAGTATTTTCATAATATCTCTGACACAAAGCTAACTCTTGCTGATACTGACGATACTCAAATCCAGTAGCAATGCTTCCTACTTCTAGTTGAACACCAGTAATGTAAAAGGTTGCTCCGCTTGTTCCTACTACGGATATTGCTCCTGTGGCTGTGTTGTAGTTTGTTCCAGCCCATGTTCCTGCTGTTCCACTATAGGTAGAACCCACACCAAGTCCAAATACAATATTTATTCCTGTTGAGTTATCTGTAGCCCAAGTACCTGTGGTATCACCAGCAACAGTTACACTAATTGATGTCCATGTGTTTGCAACTGGAATTGAATATGTAAAAGGATAAGAACGATTTAATGCACCATTACGAATAGAACCACCAAAAGTTCCTGTTAGGCTTGAATATACTTGGAATGATAATGTAACAGTTTTAGCATTAGCAGTTCCCCAAGCTAAGTCGGCAATATTATAACCTTCAATAGATTGTTGAATAGTAAAAGCATCGCTAGAACCAACAGAATAAGCAGAAGAAGATGTTACTCCTAAATATTTTGTAAATCCTACTGGTGGCGTTACAGAACCAGCATTTTGTTGGACTGTGTATTTAGAGGCTACAGTTCCTTGTGATGCAAATCTATCAAGAGTATAAGTTGTAGTTGTGGTCTGAGTAAAACTACCACCATTATTTCTTTGGTCAATAACCATCGCACCATTAATAATGCGGTTCTTCATAATAGAAGCGTTACCAGCTCCTAAATTAGAGCCAGCTACACTTGTGCCTATTTGGTCAGCATTGACTGTTCCGTATGCCATTATGCTGTTCCTGTTAATGCTTTAATTTCATCGGCAGTTAAGCCAATGGCTGATAATTTAGCTATTGCAGATTCTTTAGCGTCATTTTCTGCTTTTTTTTGTGCAATTTCTTCGGCTTGTAATTCTGCTAATTTAGCTTCTACGGCAGCTTTGTCATAGGCTACTTCTTGCTCGTTAGCGTCATAAGCTATATCGCCACGAATCGTAACAATGGATGGATTAAGTAAAAAAATTGCTGTATGTAAATTAATCATCCTGCAATCTCCATTAATGTAATTGTTGCAGTCCTATTTTCAAGTTGAGCAGTAACTGTATATGGCGATGACCCAACCCTCATTCCCATTGTGTATGTTGTTGCGGATGTAGTTGCTGGAGAATCTAAATAATTTAAACAAATTGAAGAATCAACTTGTGAAGAAGCATTATAAAGTCTTGCCATTCCATAGGTAGCATCACCAAGATTTGTTCCAGATACAGTACCTCTAAAAATTGTAAAAGAAGATGCTTGTTGAAAAGCAGAATTAGAACCACTTGTACTACAAATAATTAAAATTTTACTTGTAGAAAATAATGGTGTAATACTTGCAGATAAACCTGTACTCACAAAAGTACTAGAAGTGGAAGATGTTGCAACTGCATAATTAGTACTAACAACTTGCAAAACAGTTCCAACTGATTTATTGGTTAATATTGTTCCAGTAACTGCTGGAAGCGTTAATGTATTCGTACCAGCTACGGCTGGAACTGTAACTGTAACTGTACCGCTTGTATCGCCTGAAAGAACCATTGAACTCATAGAATCACCCATCTAGAACCGCTAGGAACTGTTACTAATTTACCGCTTGCGACTGTTACAGGGCCTACAGAAAGACCGCTATACCCGCTTGCGATTGAGTAACTTGTTCCTACAGTTAAATTATTAACAAAAATACCATTACTTGCTACTTGTTGTTGTGCTGATAAATCACCAGTAGAAGGGTTATATTTTAACTCTGTGCTTGATGTATAAGCAGTCGAAAGTGTTCCGCTGGTGGCGGCGGCAAACAATGGATAACGAGTAGCATTAGTAGTTGTATCGTCTGTAATCGTTGCACCACCTGTAAATGTTACCCAAGTAGGTGCTGATGTGCCATTAGATTGTAATATTTGACCAGTTGTTCCAGCCGCAGTAAATCCAGTTGTATTAGTTGCAGATTGATAAGGAACTGCACCAGCTACACCACCGGCCAAATTAGTCGCTGTTGTTGCAGAAGTTGCAGTTGCCGCATTTCCGCCAATACTTAAGCTAGTTGCTGTTCCTGTTAAACCTGTTCCAGCGCCACTAAATGACGTTGCGGCCAAAAGACCAGTAGAAGGTGTGTAATTAAGTTTTGTAGAACTGGTGTATTCAGTATTGGTTGTTCCTGAAGTTACCCTGGCAAACAATGGGTAATAAGGTGTTGCAGAACTGGTGTCGTCTGTAATCGTAATTGCAGTTGTTACTGTTGACCAGCTTGGGGCGCTTGTGCCATTAGAAGTTAAGAATTGCCCAGTTGTTCCGGCGGCCGTAATTCCCATAGCAGATGCGCTTGAATACACTACGCCACCGGCTACCGCAGTTAAATTGGCGTTTGTTCCACCATACGCTAAAGCAATAATTCCAGCGTTCCATGTGCCTGTTGTTACTGTTCCAAGGGTTGTTAAGCTTGTAGAACCGGCTAATGGTGATGCGCCAACGGTATTGTAAGAAATAGTTTGGGCGGCAGAACCATTAAATGTTGTGCCAGATGCGGCGCCTGTTCCGCTGTTATTAAATGTAACGGAATTAGCGACACTTGCGGCTTGACCAGTTGTATTGCCTGTACCACCGTTTGCAATATTTAAAGTACCAGCAAGCGTTACAGCACCAGTTGAAGGTGAAGAAGGTGTAAATCCAGTTGTACCGGCGCTAAATGATGAAACATTAGTTGGCAAAGATACCCATGCTGGAATACCGCTAGATAAAGTTAAATATTGACCATTTGTTCCAGCGGCCAAAAATGTGGTTGAACCACTTCCTGATTGATAAGGCAAAGAACCATTTGCACCACCAGCTAAATTGGTTGCTGTAGTTGCGGTTGTTGCGCTTCCAGCCGTTGTTGCAGTTGCGGCGTTACCACCAATAGAAAGACTGCTTGCTGTACCTGTTAAACCGGTTCCAGGACCGCTAAATTGAGTAGATGCGGTGATAGTAGTACCACCAACTGTAGAACCGCTTATAGGCGTTCCTGTAATGCTTCCACCAGTAATCGCTACGTTATTTGCATTTTGGGTTGACATTGTGCCAAGACCTGACACTTGTGTGTTAGAAATGGCAATACTTGTATTACTTGCGGCAGTTAATTGACCTTGTGCATTGACTGTAAATGTACCTACAGATGATGCAGAACCATAAGAACCGGCTGTAATTGCGGTATTTGTAATGCTAAATGTAAAGCCTGTAAGGGTTAACCCTGTACCAGCATTATAAGTAGCAGAAGTTGTAAATTGCGACCAAGTTACAGGGGTAGTTCCTAATGTTCCGCCAGGGGTTACTGTGCAGAACCATGCTGAACCAGCTTGTGAGCCGTATTCTACGAACGCAATCGCTGAAACTAATTCATTCCATGTATTTGCATCAGAAGAACGTGTCCATGCGCCTGAAGCGGCTATGTAAATGCCGTTATTTGCTTGTGTTGATTGATTTTTAACAATTACACGGTCGCCAGCAAGGGTTGTATATCCATCAATTGTTTGTAATCCGGACAATGTGATGTTTGTAAGGGTTGCACAAGCTACTGGTTGTTTCCAGCTAATGCCAGCGGCATAAGATTGCAATGCCAATAAGTTAACAATATCGGTTGCACCGCTTGGCTGGGTTGTTATTTGGCCAGTTGTGGTGCTGATATTAGTAAAAACACCCGTAGATGGGCTAGTTGAACCAATTGGGCTTGAATCTAGTGTGCTATTGGTAATTGTTAAACCTGATTGAAAAGGATTGGCCGTTGCATAAAACGGCTTTCCTTGTCCAATAAAGGTATTAAACGACCCGTCAAGATTAAAATAAGCTTGAACGGGTAGTAAATTCTGTATCGCAGAATTTGATGGGCTAGTCATGCTAGACCTTAATAAGCGATGCAGTTGACTAGAACAATGTCCCCAGCAGTCATATTAGCGGCCGCACCAGTAGTAACTGAATAACTAGTAAAAGTTACTGAAGTTGCTGTGCTTCCTGTTAATTGCAAAAATACTGCATTGCCGCTAGTAACGTCTGCCGCAAATCCTAACCATCCATTAGGTGCAGTAGGAAGGTTAATTGTTCCATTAGCCGCACCGCCAGTACCAACGGTTACTTTAAAACAAAATGTGTTGTTAGCAAGAATAGAAGGATTTGTACCCCAACCAGAACCTAATGTTGGGTTTGTACCAGAAATTACTAAATTGCCTTCAATATTTAAATTAGTAGCATTTAATGGTGTTTGTAATGCGTTTCCGCCTTGACCAAAAAGACCCAGGCAGTTGCCATTGGCATCATATTCGGCCTGTACGGGCAAAAGATTGATTACTGAACTATTTGCTACGCCTGGGTTTGCCATAATTATTCCTTATGATTGGTCGGCCATTGGCATTACATACAAAGTTCCAGAAGTACCGATAGTGGTAATGCTGAAAATTTGTGGTACTGCAATGACTGTAGGTTGGGACATTGTTACGCCCAATACAAATGATTGACTGCTATTCCCGCCAGTTGGCAAGACCGCCGCTGGTGCTGTACCAGAACCCTGAACTACAGGGGCAATGGTAATAGCAACAGGGTTTGCACCAGTATTGAGGAAACCACAATAGTTGATTTGGTCGTTGCCGGCTGGGGTAATAGTTACAGCAGTAGATGACGTTCCACTAACGGTAATTGCCGTTGTGGGGCCAATAAAGCGATATACCGATGTGTTAGCCATGGTCAGTCCTTAAGCGGCGTTAGTTGGCAGAATTGTGCCTTCTAAACGGTCAACAGCCAAAACGTAAGTACCAGCCGCTGGGGTTACAGCAGAACCAGAAGCATTTACAAATTGGATGCTTAATGTGTTAGCGGCAGAAACCCAAGCATTAACAATGCTGATGCTGGTTGTTTGTGCCCCATTAAATGAAATATTTACGCAATCATTAACAACTAAGCCAGGAATGGTAAAAGTTTGGGTAACAGTTGTGCTACTGGAAACTTGTGCTGGTGTTAAAGATGGATAAACCAAGAAAGAAGCGTAGATATTTCCACGCAATACTGTAGTTTGAAGTGACATGATTTTTCCTTTAAATGAGGATGATTAATTATAAGTCTAAATAGGAAAAAAGCCACCCCTTTTGAGGATGGCTTTTCCTTTACTTCTTACTTAATTAAGCCCCAATAGGGTTTGTTAAGTTGTAGTTGCTAAAGTCGTAACCGTAAACATAAATGTCAGCGGTAGCGGCTTGTGCTGTACCAATACGAACATACAAATTTTGTTCAGCTTGGGTTGCAGTAGAAGCAACAGTTAACTGGTTAACTACTGAAGCACCGGTATTGCCTGATAGTGCAGTAGCGCCAGCAACGATAGCTGTACCTTGTGCATTAGCGGCTGGGTATAGACCAATAGTGGCCGATGACAAGCTGGTAGATGCGTTGGTAACGATTACGTTGCTAACTGAAAAGTTAGTTGTGTTTTGAACTGGGATTAACAAATCTGTGTTGTTACCTTGGTTCAAGTTTGCGCCAACTAAAACACCAATCAAACGGATAGCTTGGTTAGAAGCTAGATTTGATGGGTGAATCGTTTGGGTTGATGCTGGTCCTGGATTGCTCATGATTATTTCCTTTAATTTGGTTTAAAAAAGTGGGGTTTTTAGGCCCCACTAATTAATGCTTACGATGCAACACGGCAAGCGAGTTCTGGGTAGAGTGGTGCCCAGCCATACAACACATCCAAACGTGTAGGAATGGAATCGTTATTAATTGTATATTGGCGAACCACACGCATACTCAAACCAATTTCCTTATCAGATGCACGACCAGCAAAGTGAACGCCTTCAGGCAACTCAAGGTCAGCTACTGCAAGCGTAAACGCATTGCGGTGCATGATGATGTTTTGTGAAGAAGTTGTACCGGTGTTGTTGAAAGGATTAACAGTCTGTGAACCAGTTGAAGTTACGCTAACGTTTTGGAACTGACCAGCGGTAATAACTGCTGGGGAAACAGTAACAGAAGCAGTACCACCAGAACTGATAGACACGGCTGAAGTAACTACGAATGAACGTAGTTTGCCTGAACCGTAAGCTTGACGGTTTTGTGGGTTAACTGCATATACACCGTTGATGGTGAATGTGTCACCTTGGTTCAATGTAGCGGCCGCACTTGTAGCACCAATAGTGATGGTAGAAGTTTGCGCCCAACCTGAAGTCAAGAAGCCAGTTGCAGTTGTAACGTTACAAGACAATGTAGCACCTGAGTAGCTACCGAAAGTTTGTGCCTGAACGTTTTGGTCCATTTTCCAATTCATGCCGCCGGAATCCCGACCCATCAAGCCTTTACGATACTGTTCGCCAATTGCTTCTTGTGGAACGAACAAACCTTTCAAGCTATCAACGATAGTTGCTGATGTGAATGGTTCAACGATACAGCTACGGCGACCGTCACGTGGCGCACCTTCAGAATCAAGGTAAGCGGCGGCTGTCAAGTAGGTAATCAAACCAGTTGGTGCAGTACCAGCAGTACCAACGATGTTAGCGGTATTGTTTTTAGCCATCAACAAACCATCACGGTCCATCTTATTTGCAATAGTTGCTACAGCGGGTTTCAAAACTCTGTCCGAAAACATATCCAAAGACAATGCCAAATCTTGGGTTGTGAACTGGGTCGCAACTTGGAATTGGGTTGTCAATGTTACTGGTACAGAAGTTTCGTTAAAATCCTCGACCGAAAGGGCGGGACCTGTCGCACCTACGAAGCGTCCAGGACGTCTTACGTTAACGGTTGCGCCAATTTTTCCACCAACGACAGCGAACTGATCATCATAATTGCGGTCAACTTCAGAAGTAAATGTTAGTTCGTTTTCTAGAACCATCAAAGCTTCATTAGTAATTTTTGAAATCGTCAATAAATTATTTGCCATGATACTAATTCCTTTAAGGATAAATTAAATTGTTACCTTAACGAATCTTTCCTAATTTGCGGCCGGCTTTCCAAGCTTGATAGTCGATTTGTTCGCCATCTGTATAAACGCTTTGACTGCCAGTCCCACGAATAGGATTAATAGGTTTCGGTGCATTAGACTTCACCGCAACAGGCTTACTCTTAGCTGGTTCTTCGGTTTGCACCTCAAACTTCGCTTCCAACTTACCAATCATCTTCAAAGCTTGTGCAGTAGATAGGTTTGCAATCTTGGCGCCCAGTTCATCATCTGATGCTAATTCATACAGAATCCTTGGACCAACATCACTTTCCAAAATCGCATCACGCACCGCATCACTTACAGCAACGGTTGATGATGCAACCATATCTTCGTAATCAGGTAATTCAGCTTTTACTGCTTCAAGCTTTTGTTGCCAAGTTTTCATTACTTCTTGTTGCTTGGCCTGTTCAGCTTGTTGCTTTATTTCCTGTTCACGTCTTGCTACTGCTTCGTTTGCTGACCATTCGGCTAAAGCTTCAGCGTATCTAAACGCATCTGCATAGTCATCAGGTTGTGGCTTTGTATTGACCTCATTCGTTTTCTTATTCGATTGCTGTCCTTCTAAAGCTTGCAAACGTGCTTCCAGCGCTTCCCTAGCGGTACGTTCTTGGGCGGCTTGTTCTTCTGCCGCTTTACGTGCTTTGGTCAACTCTGAAAACCGCTTTTCCAACTTGGGGTTGGGTTTTCGTTCCTCTGTTTCGGTCGTTTCCTGTTCAGTTACGGCTGGTTCACTCTGACCTTCTTCGGCTACTGGCTCTGATTCTGGAGTTTCCTCAACAGTTTCAGCCGCAGTTTCGGCCGGTTCGGTAGCTAAACCTAACTTATTAACATTCCATTCAACTACATTTTCACTTGTTACAACGTTTGATGCCAAACGTTCTGCTACATTTGCTTCTGACATGGATAACTCCAAGATTTGACCCGCTGAACCCAACGGTAGGTTGTGACTATATTACAACACTTTATTGTGGTTGTGCAACATTTCCTTGTCCTAATCCGACATTTGCTTGACCCATGTATTCGTACTGTTCACGGTTACGGGCGGCGATTTCTTTTTCAAGGCGGTTAGTGTCCATATGGTGTAACAAAAGTTCCATAATGGCATCAATTTCCATCTTATTTTGGCTAGTAATTGACCGTGTGTTTTGGTCATGCACTTTAACGCCAGCATTGAGGATTGCCCTTTGGTCCTCATGGGCTTGTTTAACCTGTTCAATGTCCTGGCGCTGTTTAATCATCATCTGTAACTGCTGATTTTGCTGGCCCATTTGTTGCATTGCGGCTTGCATCTGCTGAATTTGCATCTGGACCTGTGGCGGAACGCTTGAATTGTCATCAATATTAGCCAATGGGTTAACAGAAGCCAAACGGTCTGCAATAACTTCTGCACCTGGGAAATCCATATTACGGAACACCAAATCACCAATTTGACCAAACAAATTAGGGTTAGCTGTCAGGGCGGCCATCATTGATTCAACGGCTTCTTGGCGCTTAGTGCTGTAGCCAGGGCCGGTGTCCATAACAATGTCATATTCACCAATGGTTACGTCATTCAGAATCTTTTCAACGCCCTGTTCGTCTGTACCACGCTGGTTAATAGTAATAACTTTTGGCTTTCCATCATCCCCAATAATTCGCATGACCCGTTCTTTGTCATAAATCTTAGGAATTAGGTCAAGAATGATGCGACCAGTATGGGCAATAGAACGTGTCAAATTATCGTAATAGTGGAAATTGGTCATGTCCACTTGCATTTGCTGACCTTGTAGGGCTTTTCCTGACACATTGCCTTGTGGAAGCTGGCTTGGGTCATAAATACCTACAACTGCCATTAAGTCTGCATTAATTCCCGCCGCCGCTGACATAATTCCCGCTGGCGGTTGTTCCGGTGCTTGGCGGATGGGGGGTGGTGCCGGCTGGCCATCGGTATCAGTCTGCTTATACCGTAAATAAGCCATGGTTTTAGTATTAGCTTGTGACCATTCGTTTTCGTGACCCTCATCTTGTCCTTCCGCCATAATCCATTTGGCTTTGGGCGCCAGGGCGACCGATTCAGTAATTGATGTAACCCAGAAGTTATACATTCTTTGTGGGTCTTTGGCCATACGTACTAGACCAAACTTCTTGCGTTTGCCTTCAATAACCAGTTGTTGACCATAAGTAGGAATAACTGGGATGTGCTTACCAATCCAGCGACCTTCTTCAAGGATTTGCATAGCTGTTAGTTTGCACCAATGGATTTCTTTGCGCCATGATGTACGTCTAGACACTTCATAAATACCGGCCGCTTCCAAAAGGTCAGGATTTGGCATTTCATCTTCATAAACATGGGTGCCATCGGACAATAGAATCAGTTCAGCATTAACAATCTTGGTGTAAAAGTATTCGGCAAGGCGAATATCTTCCTTCATTACCCATTCAGCATTGCTATCACCTGTACCACGTGCGCTAAATCCGCTTCCATCTTCTGCGCCTGGGTACATTGCCCTGAAGTTTTCTTTAGGAATTACCGTTGTGATTAACACTTTTTCAGCATCTGAACCGTCAGGTAGCACCGAATTGGGGTCAAAATATACGGTAAAAGGATTGTCAATCGTATCAATGTAGATTTCTTGGTCAAATGACTTTTCATTTACATATTTGGTATTTACACGCCAATATCCCCAACCCATACGCACGGCTGATTCATAAGCGGTGTCATATGCGTGGTCTGCATTGGATTGATTTTCAATATGGCGACAGATACCAGTAATGATTTCTGCCATTTTTTCGTCAGATTCATGGTTCATACCATGCGCCTTCATGCGTGGGCGTTGCTGACGTTGTTGATTACATAGCTGGCGGATATACGCATCTACCTTATTAATTGTCAGGCAAGGACGGCTTTCAACTGAACGGCTGTTTTGGATTTCAACTGGCCATTGGTCGCCACCAGCAAACTTTAGGTCATCAAGGGCTTCGGAACGGTTGTTTGTGTCGGCATCGGCCGCAAATCTTAGGAATTGTTTTGCATCCTCAATTCGTGGGTCGTAATCGTATTCAACCGTTTCAGCCATAATTTATCCCATCCAACTAGATTGAACGTGGGGAACCGTCCTTTTGGGCGGCTTCCTTGGTTCGTTAATCATTAATCCTATGTACCTGAAGGCATCGGCCCCGTTTGAATAATGGTCGTGAAGTGGCTTCTGACTGAATTGTTTCGTTTCGGGGTCAACATCATACCGGTAATGTCTTAAGCATTGTAAGCCTTCTTCGCAATTTTGCCTATCGAAATAGCATTTACTGAAGATTGTTCGTGCCGCATTTATCGAATCTGAAACTGGTACACGGTCTAAAACTTTTGTCATTAAACCAGTTTGTCGTACAATTTCCTCTATGGAACGACCAGTCCCTAAGGACTTTGCTTTTGCATCGTGTGGCAACCAGATGGTATCAATCATGTAACCAAATGACTGGATTTTTGCTAACCAGTAGCTAATCGTCTGCTGTCTATCTTCTAAGTATCGAATCAGCCTTGTTTCCGTTGGGAATAGCTGGACAAACCACACGGCTGTATGGTCATTCCACCCCAAATCGAACACAATATGAACGCCCTTGGTAGCATCGTATGGCACATTCGTGATACGGCCCTGTAATTCAGCCATAGTCATTTCTTTAGCAAATATGGCACCGTCAATAGTCTGGCGTGGAATACCTTCCCATACGTTGTTATATGCTTCTGGGTCACGTGATTGAAGTTGTCGGCGTTCTATATCCAACACTTCTGGAAAGTATGGATTGTCACTCCAGTTAAGTTTAGTAACAATGGCGTTATCTGGCGGATTTAATACGAAGCGCTTATAGGTTTCATCGGTTGGCAGTTCTGGGTTAAATGACACCCAAATTTCGCTGTTTTCTTTACGGATGGTAGGTATCAAAACCCCCCAGGACAGGGAACTAACGTTGTTGGCTTCCTCTACCCAGCAAATATCAATTCCTTCGATAGATTTTAGACCGTTGATATTGTTCTTAATGCCGGCAAAGATGAACTCCGTGCCGTTTATGCCCCTAATAGTGTTTTGGGTGATTTCATAATGGGCTTCTAATTCCATGGCATAGATTTGGTCACTCAATAACTTGTGAACAGAATCCTTAATACTGGTCTGAAACTCACGGGCGCACAGAACACGAATAGGGCTTTTAATGCCTTTAATTAATAACGCACGGGAAATTCCCCAAGATTTTGCACCCCCACGTCCACCGTACAGGATTCTATAGCGTGATTGCTTGGGTTCAAATAAGCATCTTAATTTGGCTGGAAACCGTTCCCTAGCAATGGCATCTTTAATCTGTTGTGATGGTTCCATCAGGTTCCACAAACGTTATTACTACGCCAGTCTTTAGTTCAGCACCATTAGGCCCTTGGATTTCTTGAATGGCGATTGCCTTGCCATCCAGTCTATCCGCTACTTCTTTTACGGCCCATGCTTCACCGGCTTCTGCTTGGTCAAGAACCTTATCTACTATCTTGGCAATCTTCTGGGGATTCTGGGCTAATGCCCTAC